CCATAACCACAACAGACAATAAATGACTAACGCTTTTAGTAAGACTTATGGGTGTATCACTTTTACTGAAATGGACGATTTGATTAAGAGTAATATGTATCAATTATTAAAACACAATTTATTAAAAGAATGTTGGGAGAGTAAGAAAGGAAATGTAGGTCAAAAGGAATATAAGGAAATGTGTAGATTTTCGTTATTGAGAGAAGCGTTATATTTGGTGTATGGATTTAAACCTAATAAGGTGTTTATTATTAATTGTTAATCATATATTCGTTATTGTATTTAAAATTCATCTAACTATATTTTTTTACAATCTCTCCACAATTACCTATTAATTACTGATAAAATTGAAACAAAATTAATTCATTACTCTAAAAGCATCACACCAACTATGGCATCAAATCACATCAAAATTATCAATCTTGTTGATGAGATTAAAGAACAAATCCCAGAAGGGATATATTTACAGTTGTGTAATGAATTAAAAAAGAATAAAGATGATTATGATACAATTGCTATTAATCGACCAGTTGATAGTAATACACAAGGATTAAATATGTTTATTGAACTTTTACAAAATCAATTGAGTGAAGGTGAAGATGAGCGTTTTGAATTGATGAATGACAATTTAAATCTAGAAAGGAAATGTGGTGATATGCGATTGGAAGTTAGAAAGTTAGATAGAGAGAATATAAATTTAAAACATACAAATTCAAAATTAAGACAAGAAAATATGAAATTAAGACAAGAAAAAATTAAAGATATTGATGTTAGTATTTTTGAGGATATGAGTGATATAAGTGATATAGAAATTGATGATAGTAGTGATGATGAAGAAAAGGGGAGAAAATTACCAACAGCAAAAGACTTGTTTGGAAGTGGAGATAGTAGTGATGATGAATAAAAAATATAGTTAGTAGTAATTTTAAAATTCTAATTTTATCTATTTTTATTTTTTTATTATGAAACATAAAAACCATTAACTCCTTCCATTACATTTCTTGTATTTAACATATCATCGTGTGTTGAACCATTATTTCTTCCATTTGTAGTATCTATATTTATACCTTTCGGTAATTCATTTACAAGAATTTCAGTATCCTCAAACTGTTCCAAAAACTTTGGGTGGTTCATTTTCATATGAAGCAACATCATTTTTTTCATCAGTTTTGCTGGTGAATTATTCCTCATTTCTTTCTCTACACCACAACAAGGACAAGTCCAATTCATTTTGTGTCCGCTTGTAAAACCTCCTCGTTTAATTCCTTTTGGCATTCTTGGGTGCTTTTGGAGTAGTGAATAAAATTTTTTCCAATTTTTTTTTTAATTAATAGGTAATTGTAGAGAGATTGAAAAAAATATAGTTAGTAAGAATTTTAAAATATTAACTATCATTTAATTATTTATTCTACCAAATTATTTTTAATATATTCCAAACAAACATATCTCTCTAATTCTCTATCTACAAAACAAGGTTCTTCACATTCATCAAAGAACATTTCATCATTACCAGTTCCATCTTCTAATATCCAATTACTTAAATCAACAATTTCTTTTTCTCCATCTTGACATTCAAAATATATACACATTTTTTTATATTGTGATATATCTTCTTCTTCTTCATCACTCTCTTCTTCTTCCTCATCTTCGGTTTCTTCATATAAATCTTGACCGATTAACCAAGCAAGAGGACTATTAGCATCATAATCTAATTCAGTAGTAAATGTAATATATTCTGGTTCATCATAAATATTTAACCAACTATCACCAAGAGCATTTTTACCATATACCCATTTTGGATTTTTTAATTGATATTCAACTATCAATACAAAACCTCTTCTACTGCCTTCTCTTTCAACCTCTTCTATATCAACTTCAAAATCAAAATCATCTCTATCATAATCATCAGTCATATAATATTTCAAATATTTACCTTCAATCTCATCAAATAAATCCAATTGGTGAAGAGCATAATTAAAACTAACGCAGTTTGTGAAAGGCATTCTTGGAGTGATTTTAGAGTAGTGAATAAAATTTTTTTCAATTTTTTGTTTAATTAATGGTGAATTGTTAATCTATCACTCTCTTCGTGTTCTCTCCACATTTCTAAAAATGACTTCCCAGTCCATTTTTCCCAGTTTGTTCTTTCTTTTTCATATCCAAACTGAAATGCTGTGTGGCATTTATTACATACAGCACTTCCTCCAAGCAATCCATAGCATCTAAATTTTTTAAAGCATATATCACAATCAGTTATAGAATAATCTTCCATTTATATATTTTATACATTTTTAATATTTATATTTGTTTATTACTAATTAATTTATCGTGTATGGTTGTTTTTAAATGTCTTTCTAATCCATCTCTTCTTAATGTTCTACCACATTCACAAGTTATTATATCATTTTTTCCTTTCGCACTAATTACTACTTTATTTTTTTCATAACTTTTTATTGAGTGTTTTTTTGCTATTTCTTTATTTTCTTCATACCATTTTTTATGTTTTTCTAAATTTTTTTCTTTATTTTCTTCATACCATTTTTTATCATATTCTTTCTTTTTTTCTTTATTTTCTTGTCTATATTTTTCCTTTTTTTCTTTATTTTCTTGATAATATTGTTTTTGGTATTCTTGTTGTTTTTCTTTATTTTCTTCACACCATTTTTTACTTTTTTCATTACATTTGTCTTTATTTTTTTGATAATATTTTTTATCACTTTCTCTCTTTTTTTGTCTTTTCTCTTCGTCGTTCATCTTATGTTTTATATTTTTTTGGATTTCAATAATTTCAATTTTTTTTTACTAATTATAATCTTCCAATATTAGTTGATTAAATCCTTTAAATAACCTCTTATTTTTTGGTATGAATAAATTGATGAATAAAAAATTATGTGGTTTATCATATACAAAATCCATTAATTCTTCTCCTTCCTTTTTATCTAGCGGTGTAAATTCATCTACTATTACTTGTTTCTCTGCTTTCGTGCTGTCAAAAAAGAATACTTGATTTGCTTGACTACGAATTTGTAAAGGAACACTTTTTACCTTTTGTGATACAATCCAAGTAGCAACCGAAGAATGCTTACCTAAAATATGTCTGCCATTCATAACTAATTTTTTAAATACATTCATCGCTCGTTTATTGGTGTTAATATAATTAATCGCATCGTCCAATATTATTAATACCCTATGTGGGTCGTCTTCATCTTGTTCGTTTTCTTCTTTTTCTACATCTATTATTTGAGTTAATATATCTTCTAATGGTTCATCTTCACTTAAACTTATTATTTTTTCTTCTGGTAAGTTCAATTCCATAGTTGCTGATGGAGAGATATAATATACTGAATTAAATACATTATTATATAAATTGTCTTGTGGTGTTCCATTTAATAATGTCTTTATTAAACTGGATTTACCAGATGCCGGTAATCCTATTATTAATGTTAGATTGAGATAATTTAGAAACTTGGAGAGATTTGGTGGTCTTGATGCCGTGCTAAATTTAGCACCTTGTATTTCTATATTATTTTTTTTTTCAATAATTTTCATATATACTAATATTACATTTTATTATTTTTATTCATAAGCATTTTTAACATCTGTTTTCTCATTTCTTCATCTTGTATTATATCTCTCGGTGGTGCTTGATTTAAACTTTTATTTACTGCTGTTATAGCAGAGTTAGGGTCAAATTGAAATTCGCAAATTAATATTAATGTATATGGTATATTATTAAAATCAACAACATTACCTCGTCCATCGCTAAATGTAATTTCTATTGATTTGATTGAACTGAATGCGATTTTATGTTTAAAAGGATTATTTCCTTCATCGAAGTATAGAATTGAATAAGGCGAGAGATTTACTGGTAAAGTTAATAATTCACCACCATTCTGTCCTTGTTTTGTGCTTACAATATTATCACCTACTAAATTTGATAAACACCTTAAACTATCTAGTCCATCTGCCATATCTACTACAAAATCACTCTTTAATGCTGTTGAGTTTGTAAATTCTTTATCTGCTTCACTAAACCCTAATACTCTTAATAAACTATCACTTTTATTTGTTCCAGTTGAAAATAATAGTTCCGTTTTTGATATATTAGTTCCACTAGCAATTAAAAATGATACTTTACTTGTATTCTCATCATAACTAATTGTATATATATAACTAAATGTGCTATTTGCTTCCATCTGTGTTTTTATTTCTGTTAATAATTTTGATATACTATAATTTCCATCTTCGATACTTACTGCGTATGTATTAGTTGAACCTAATGAATTTGTTTCTTTTACATCTAATTTATTATTATTTTGTGATGAAGAGATTGTATAAAATGAAAAAGGAATAAATGCTTTTTTAAGATGTAGCAACATTCTCTCGTCCTTTCTTGCTATTATTTCGCTTTCTAATTCATATATTTTCTTACCATCTAAATCTCCTATTTGTAATCCATTTTTGCTAGATAATACTATTTCAACTGGATTTCTAGGAATATAATTTGCCCTTTTTTCTTGAAATGAAGTCATATTATAATTACATTATATTATATTTTAGTCATCTTGTTGTAATTCTAGTAATCTCTCTTCAAACATATCTGCTGGAAAATTACTATCTATTCTATCTAATCCTTCCATAGATGGATATTCTGCTTCTAATCCAAGTCTTCTTTTTTCCATTTCTAGTTCTTCTTCTTTTGCTTTTCTTGTTTCTCTTGCTTTTCTTGCTATTTCTGCTTTTTCTTCTGGTGTTTTTTTTCTTCTCATTTTCTCAAAAACACCCTCACGCTCAACCCTTTCTACTGCTTGTTCGAATGAACTTTGCCTTCCTATATCTGTCTGTCTTTCTATTTCACCTAAATTTTGTCGTGCTACTTGTTCTCTATTAGTTTCTCTCAAACTTGGTCTTCTTTGTTGTTCTCTTAATTGTCTTTGTGCTTCGCTTCGTGCTATATTATGCTGTCTAGTTAAATCTGTTTGTGCTTGGTCTAAACCTTCAAGTATTCCGTCCATTTCACTTATATCACTATTTATTTGTTGTTGTAAATTTTGTAATGAATTTACACCAGCACGAGGTATTTGTTCCGCTAATGCGTTTCCTAATCCTTGAACTGCTGTTTGTTGTATTTGATTTGCTAATCTACCGCCTCTTTCTTGATTTACTTGTATATCTCTATTTAATGTATTTCTATTCATTAAATTTCTCATTTGATAAGCAGTTCCTAATGCTCCAACTAATAATCCTCCTTCAACACCAGTTATACCACCAAGAGGATTTATAGCATTTAATGCTTGACTTGCTTTATCATAAAAGTAATTTGTATTAGATTGTGGAATATCTTGTGGTGGAGGACTTGGTGGTTGATTATCTGGTGGTGGAGGACTTGGTGGTTGATTATCTGGTGGTGGTGCTTGATTTTCTGGTGCTTGATTATCTGGTTGAGGTGGAGGACTTGGAGGTTGAAAATTTCTTTCGCCTTCTGGTGTATTTCTATTTAAATATTTTACAAAAAAATCATAAGCACCTTTCGCTGTTGTATATGTTGCTAATAAATCTTGATATGTTCTAAAACCACTCTTACCTAGTTTTTTTGCTTGTTTATATAATTCTTCAATATCATTTTCGTCAAGTGTTCCATTTGAATATGCTGTTTTAGCATCATTTAACAACGCTTTTAATTTTACCCATTCACTAACAACAGAACCAGATGATTTTTGTAAATTTGATACTCTATCTCGTATATTTCCAATCATCGCTGGATTTATAGGCATTTGAGGCATTTGAGGCATTAATCCAGTTGCTTGTGGTCTTTGTTGTTGTTGTAATAATAATAATTCTAACATAGAAGGTTATTTAGGTTTTTTAGGTCTGCTTGATTTTGTTTTTGTTTTTTTTGTTTTTTTTGTCTGCTTCGCTTGTGATTTGACTAAAACCTTTTTTTCCTTTTTGTCTTTCTCTCCTTTTCTTACTTTCCTAACTTTTTTTGTAGGTCTTTCCATTATATATTATTGTAATATATTATTTTATGTTGGTCGTAATGCCTTTGCTAATTTACCAGATAATTTCCTTGATGCTGGTTTTAATGCCGATTTAACAGCACTACCCAAACCACTTCCAACTGCTAAACCACTAAAACCAGTATCTAAAATTGTATCTAAATCTCCTTTTGCTAATTTCTTTTGTAATTTCCTATCAGTTGCTAATTGACCTAAATACCCAGCACCACTTGGTAATGCTAAACCTATATCAGCAATAAGACCAATTGGCGAGAGAAATGAAGCACCACCCATTTTATCTTTCAAAGGGTCTATTTTCTTTAAAAATTTCGCTGGTGCTTGTAATCCTTTGCCAA